CCCCCCCCCCCCCCCCCCCCTTCGGATATAATCGACAAAACGAAATGTGACGTTTACAAAAACGAAAAGCGACTAATGAGGTGTTAGCGTGATCAAAACGAAATGCGACGAAAATTTCGCACGCACGTAAAAATACCGTTCGAACGACAACCAAACGACGTTCGAACGGTATTTTTTTGTCATAAAAACAGCGATCCCTGCGCTCGTTCTTCGTAGTTACAAACCATCCACTCCTCCTGTCGGCGACGGCTCGACTTCGAGGCGCTAATAGTTCGCTCAATGCGGTGGATGATCCACCCGTTGCGTTGGGCGTATCGATCGATCATATCGAAGGGGAACATCGTTAGCATAAACTTTCCCTTCACCGTTTCGAGCAGACGAAGGAGCTGATCCATATTCTGTTCGTTGAACGTATCTTCGTAGTGACCGCAATCAGAGTTCACATAGGGAGGATCGACGAAGTGAAAGGCCTCCGGCTCATCGTAGCAGGCGATAACATCGAGCGCATTGCGGTTCTCGATCGTCACCCGCTCAAGTCGAGTACATAGCTGCTCCGTAAACTCGTCCTTCGCATTGCGCAACTTCTTGGGCATCATACCTCCGAAGTCGTACCCGAACGTTCCATCTATCATCGAAGCGAACGACATCTTGCAGAGCGCCCAGACGGCCCACGCGCGCTCGACTGGCGTAAAGAACTGCGGGTAGCTGTTGATGTGCCCAGCGTGGGCATGAATGTCCCGGCTGTGCAGCGTCTTCTCGATTTGCTCCTTCAATTCCGGGTAGTAAACCTTTGCCATCCAATAAAAATTCGTCAGCTCCATATTGATGTCGTTGATCACCTCGGCCTCGGCCGGTCGCTTAGCGAATAGCACTGCGGCGCCTCCGCAGAATGCCTCCGTGTAGATCTTGTGGGATGGTATCAGCGGCAGAATGTGTTTGAGCATCGTCTGCTTGCCGCCGTAATAGGAAATCGGTGTTCTCATTTTGCTTTTCAATTAAAATCCGTATCTTTGTGCATCCTCTTACTTACGTACTTTACAACACAAAAAAACGCCCAACCGCGATGGTGGTATTCCCCCGGTCGTGCGGTTAGGCGCCTTTGTGTTAGTACGTAGGTAAGAGGACTACTAACAGGCCGGGGGTATTTTTATCCTCCGGCGCTTTCAATTTATATCATTTAGTTTCCTTTGATATAGCTTCTTTTATCAATATTCATTCTGTTTTTTATTTTATTGGCCTGCCGCAGGACAATGGCCTCGAGCCCGAATGTATCGAGGAGGATGTCGAACATATCACTACACAATAATCAGGATTGCAATCAGGAAAGGGAGCCACACGACGGCGCCTCCGCAGAGGGTGGCCACAATATCGCGGAGATCCGTCTTGGCGTCGGCCTTTTCCTTGCCGACAGCCGCCACGATCACCGCAATGACCGAGGCCGTCAGCGCCAGCCATCGGGGGATGAATGCCACCAGCACCAGCAGAACGACGGCCGCAATGTCCGCTCCCAGCGCCTGGTGCTTGTACTTGTCGGCCGGGATCCGGTTCAGCCAGCCGACGATCTTGGTGATGATGTTCTTCATGGTCGTCATGCCTTCTCAACATATATACCCACCAACGCACTCAAATCGTGGTACACCGCCTGCCCCGTGGAGCGAGTGCACTTGTAGGTCACGCCATTCTGTGAGTAGTATTTTCCCTCGAACAACTCCATATTTCCGTTGTACGGAATCGGGTCGTCCAGCGTTCCGGCTGCCGTCTCGTTGATCTCCTCGTAGAGCGCAGCCGTAAGTTCCGACGGGGCCTGATTCTCCAGCACCGTGGCAATCTGCTGGCGGACCTTGTAGAGCCGCCCTTCGTATAGCACCTTGAATCCGGCGTCGAGCGACTTGCCGATGAACGAAGCCCATTCGGGATAGAGGTCCTTGATCTCCAGCGACCGTTCGTCGGATAATGACATCGTATTCACCGCCATAGTGGCGAACATGGCCACCTGCCTGATCGTCGTGTCGGGGATCGGCTCGGGGACATACGGCGCCGGCTCCGGAGTGTACTCCTCCCACGTCACCGTGATGCGGTCGCCGCTGTCGGCGTAAACTTCCCGTAGTTCATTGCCCGGCGTCGTGATCTCCGGGCGATCCGTGTATTCCACGGGCTTGTACCCCATCGAACCGAGGATATCGGGCCCGGGGTTCATGATGACCATCCCGCCTTGCCGTACCTCGCCAGGAGCCGGGATCAAATATCCGTTTTCAAGTTCTGCGTATTGCATAGCTATTGCTGTTTGTTATTCGTTGTAGAGGATCTCCGGCGCGCCGTTTGCCGCCATGTCGTAGCCGCCTATCGACTGGAACAGCGGCTCCATGTACTCGTCCGACAAAGGCATTTGCTTCGCGCTGTCGAGCCAGGAGGTTGCGATCGCCTTGTCGTCCTTACTATACATCAGATTCTGCGGCAGGTACTCAGCGATGAGGCCGATGGGCTCTACCGAAATAGATTTAATCCGGACAAGATCATTAGGTTTCAATCCATAAATGTATAGATAGCAATTTCTGGAAAGTATGTCACTCGGTTTATTCGTAACACCTTCTAAAACATCGGTAGGTTCTGAAAAAGATCCTACTACGAATGTCGTTGTTGAAAACGGGTAGAATAAGAATGAAGAAAGTGATATACGCTCTTCAAGTTCAATACGAACTTTATACTTTGAAGCATACTTTGGAGCATCGCCGACGGTCCTCATAATTTGATAAGCATCATAATTCCCCGACAACTCCAAAATGCCACCATTTGACACAACAGATAGATTAGGAGAACCATTGGCACTTCCCCATCCATCAGTTCCATCCGCAAAATCACTTTGATAGCGTTTTTCAAAATACCTACTCTCCTTCGGCACGACGTACCCCATTGGGTCGCCGTTGTTGTCAAGGGCCTTCACCTCGTCAGCGCTCATGGCGTAGTTGAAGTGCCGGTGCAGTAGATAGTCGCCTTGTAAATAGTAATTGAAATTAAAAAAACCAATCCTATAAATACTTAATTGACTCGTATCAACATCCAGGGTCTTTTTCAACTCGCCGTTTACATATAGATTGACCTGATCTGGACTTACTGAAAAAACAATATTATATATACTCCCTATTTCGTAAGGCTGATTATAGGGAGTCGTAGATCCCAAATATATAATCATTGATCCATTTAAAAGATCAACCCTAATAACTGCCCCTGTTGATGTTGTGAATGGAGTTTGCTGCGCAGAAATTACGTTCTTGGGAACAAACACGCACTGAATAGTGCATGGAACTTGTCTTAAGGCTGGATCAGTTGTAGAGAATCCGCCCTGCGCCGTGAGAGCCCCGCGCTGCATCCTCTTGGCCTGCCGGTAGGCGGCCATCTTCTGCACGTTGTTGTAGTAGTACAAAAGGCTATTCATCGTAGGTCATGTTGCCCGCACCGAACAGGATGCAGATGGTGTAACTCTTGTTTTCCTCGGGTTTCGTCCAGCCGGTTATATTGAAATTCTCCGGGTATGAGAATTGCGTAGCCGTAGCTCCCGACGTGAAGCGGATGATCGACGGCTTCGTCGAGTTCTCGACGCTCGCAATATTCAGCGAGGTCAGCTCTCCGCATACGTACATCGTTCCGCCCTTGACATCGATAGTAACTTCTGCTCCTTCGAGATTCTCGACTATTGTAGCTTTTTCAGCATCAATGTTGGTACGAGCTTTTAATTTCTGATCATCACTTAATGATTGAGCTGTAAATTTTACAGCCTTATCATCGGATAAACTTACAATACCGGGTACACCTATTACTCCTTTAGATACAGATACTGTAACAATACCTGTAGAATTATATACTCCTGCCCAAGTTCCATTAAGTGGATCTGATAAACCCTCTGGGCTTAATACAAATATACTTCCAGTTGAAGCACTCTTTAATATTAAAAACCGGGCCTTGCTAAATTTCGTTTTATCCTCTTCAGTTAAGGTATAAGGGAATTGAGTACCTTCCGGTAATATAAAGAATAGTTCGCTATTAGTAGAAACTTTTTGTTTCTCCTCTTTCGTGTAATCATTGCTTGAAAGGCCCTTTCCTTCCTCCGCGTTTACCTTTTTCTCCAACTCGTCCGTTACGGCCTTCTGCGACATTACGTCTGTCTTGCTCTGTCCGGTAGTTTGAACGACATTTACACCAGAGCCGCCACCAGGCTCTCCCTTTTCTCCACGAGCAGGATATTCAGAAGTAATGTACTGCTGCGTTTCGAGATCGTAGAAAGCCCAATAGGCCATGCCGTCCACCTCCACGATCTTGGGAGGATTGTCCGCCAACGTCCGTACCCGGGCGGCTTCGTCCTCCGCTTTTCGGGTCGCCTCCTCGCTGTTCCGAATCGCCTCGGCCGTATTCTCCTCGCGCTTCGTCTCCGCCGTCTGGCGTCCCGCCTCGGCCGTCTGGCGAGCCGACTCATTCGTCACCCGCGTCTGCTCGGCCAGGGTCCGCTGCTGTTCTGCCGCGACGCGCTCCTGCTCGGCCGTGGCTCGGGTTCGTTCCGACGCCTCCCGGCCCTGCTCGGCCTGCTCGCGGAGCTGCTCTGCCTGCTTCACCGCGGCATCCGTCTCCTCGAGCTGCTCGACCATCGCCAGCGCAACCCCCGCCGCCTGGACAGGCGTCTCGGCATACTCCTCCTCGGTCAGTTTCGAATCGGGATTGTACTTCTTGAAAAGTTCGTAAGCAGATAATCCGTCCTTGCCTGGCATACCTGTTTGCAGGTTAGCCGTGCCGAGGTTCACGGTGGAAATATCGAGATCTCCCGGCGCATGATCGGTTTCCTCGCACGTCGTTGCGACCAGCTCAAAAGCATCGCAACAGTCCACGGCGGTCTGTCCGTCCTTGCCAAAGTTTTCCCACAAGGTGAGCCGATACTTTCCGGTAGATCTATGTTCCACACCGCGGAAATGAGCCACGATCATTTCGGCATCACTTTCTGATATATTGAACGGCAAAGGCATATCACCCAAATATGTGTGATGCATTACCAATCGCAAATCCCTGCCTAAAAGAGGCCGTCTCTCGCCATTCGTGGTGACAGACCATTTGATCTCTATGTCCTTGCCTATTATTATGCGTTTCATGTTGCGTATATGTTATCTAATCTATTGAATATTCAACGGCAAACTGTCGATGAATGCCGGAGACATGTTTTCCGCAAACTCCCGGAGCAGACGCTCGTCGGCTTCATCAAGATCGACGGGGCCATCGGAGCGAAAGATCCGCAAGGCAAGGTCATGCATGCGGATTCCGCGTCCCGAAAGATAAAGGGCGTCGGCCAGCGACTCGCGGACATCGAAGGTTCGGGTCTCGCGGTGAGAGATGCCTGTGTAGATTTGAAACTCCTTGAAATTGATCTTTGCCATGATGCTATATGATTTTACGCTTGATAACTTAGACTCAAAATCCACAACCCTAAAGACTGAATATAGGTCAATGTTCCGGTTCGACGGCCGGTCCATTTAACTTGAGTACGTCTGGTATCTTCTCCGGTAGGCTGAATGTACTTGCCGCCGGAGGAGTTCACAACCACAGTTTTCACAGCATACATTTTGTGGATCTCAATTCTCTGGTTGGGCTCAGGAGAAGATGGCAGATTTACGGTAACATTTCCGCTTGTGGTGTTGCAGACGATAAAATGGTCGTCATTGGTTGCGGTATATGTGGTTGTCCCTGTCAGGACACGAGATACAGGCCGGAATCCCACAAAAGATCCCTTTGCAACCTGGATGGCTACGTTCTTTGCTCCGCCGGACACGCTCACATGGATTCCATAGCGATTCCTGGTATCCGAGGATCCGCTGTTTTCGATCCGCAACGGACAGATGGAGTTCGGGAAGGCCGATGGCGGCAAAGAGTTCACTCCCAACCAGGCCGCAGTCCCTTCAGCCGAAGAGAGAAAGCGGATGGTACTGTACGACAACTGCAACTCGGACTGGTAGGTGCCTCCGTCCGGAGCTTTCGCCACAAGGTCCCGGTCTGACACGGTGAAGCCTCCGATTTTGCCGCCATCGGCATACAAGGACTTCGTGAACAACGCCCCGTCGCCATATATCCTTGTTGCGGCCTTATCAATGCTTTGGATGTTCTCGGCCCCGGCAAACATCATCAGAATGCCGTGCGTCGGGTCTTTGAATCCCGCGTTGTTCAGGGATTCAACCCCTCCGCCATACAATCCGGCCACCACGGCTGCAGCAGCCTCCGCAGAGTCCTTCACGGCCATCAGCCGCGAGAGGAACACACCGTTGTTGTCCACGACATTGTTCGGGAAGACCGACTTCAGGTAATCGAGGGCCGCGACGCCGTCGGCAAGCTCTTTCCACTCGCCCATGGCGGAAAGGCCTTTCGATCCGGGGCCGAACAGCACATCGCCCTGGATCAGCAGGCGGCGCCGGTCCGTCCCCTCCTGTTTCCGGTATGCGATCCACGAAGCATCTGCAGCCGAGAGGTCCCTGTCTCCGAACAGCACATCGCCGTGGGCATAGAGATAGGCCTCGCCGGTCCGGGAATCCGCTCCCATCCCGACGAAGTTCTTCTCCGAAAGCGAGTAGCTGTCCAGAAGGGCATATACCTCGACGGATCCATTGAGCGGATTGATGACAATGGCCCGTTGGCGGGCAGGGTCCGTACGGTTACCGAACTGTGCGATCTCGTCTCCTTCCAGGGGAATCCCGTCGCCGTCGGCATCCTCTTTCGAGAGATCCACATAGTCGTCGCCCACAGCCACCACAAGGCGCCAGTAATACGTGACGACCGAGTGTTGTGCGGCGTCGTAGCGCTGGCACCGAACCTGGTCGTTTACCACCAGGCCGCAGAGTCTGCGCCCCTCCTTCGTGTCATAGTAGCAGCGGTAGATATCGCCGAGATCCTCGACGCGCGCGATTTCACAGCCGCCGTTTGAGAAGACCGTGGCCCCAACCTGGAAGGTCACCTGATTGATGACCGCCGTATTGAATACGGCCTTCCTGCGCGCCCGCAATATGTCCACCTCGGCCACCGCATTGCCGTTCTCGTCCCGATAGAGGCCGAATCCAGCCCCTGAGAAATCTCCCCGGCGGAAATCTTTGGAGGCGATGGCTCCGCCAACTGTTACGTCCTTGTCGAAGATGACATTCTCCTCGACGGCCCCTCCCCGCCGCCTGTTGAGGAACTCCCGTTCGCTCTTGCGCGACGAGTAGATCGTCGTGTCGCTGGCAGGTGTCTCCTCCCATGAGCGGATCAAGTCGGGGAATTCCGACGAAACCTGTTTGGTCAGCCGCTCGACCGAGGCGATGTTGCTCTCGATGCGGTTGATGCGGCCGGTTGATAGCACGTCGCTCATCTTGAGCGTCATGCTTCCGGGACGGACGAGCGGGCGCGAGATCGACACGATGCGTGTATCGCGGTATCCCGTATCGGGGAAGAGCCCGGCACTTTCGATCCGAACCCGCTGGCCGGGCCGCAGATCAAGGCCTCGGCGTTTGATGACCGTGAAGTCGGTCGAGGCCGTAAACTCGGACAGATCCTTTCGGTTGTCGGCCATGAACTGATCCACAGCCATCCTGTACTCCTGTTCCGCGGCCGGGTAGTAGCTCTCGGGCATGCGGATGTTCCAGAGGATGTACTCGTCTCCCGGAGCCGGAACCAGCGGTTCGGACGGCAGTTGCATCGCGTCGTCATAGGGCCACTGGGTGATGATCTCGAACTCCTTCCGATCCGCATCGTAGTTCACCTCGAACTCGCGGCCGCGCAGCTCGCCCGACTGGAAGGTTACCCGTTTGACCAGTCCGCCGATCTCGTACTGATTGGGGTCGAACGGGATGTCGGGGTCGGTGAAGTACCAAATCGTGAAGGGCTCACCGTCGTCACCCGTTGCCTCCTCGTGGCGCACCGTGCCTACCTGTCCGACACGCCGGGGATAGATCCCCTCGAAGGCTGCCTGCTCGTAGTGCTCAACGATGCCGAGGTGCACATCCTGCTCGACGTACGTCGCCCCGTCGGGCAGCTGCAGACGTGTATGGCCGTAGTCGTCGGGGTCGATGTTGCGCGACGAGCCCACCGGGAAGAGCCGCGTGAAGAACTTCACACCGTCGGCCGTCGTGCGCGAAATGCCGCCCAGCAGCCCGTTGCCGTACGACAACGGGATGGGCTCGCCGAACTCGCAGCGCGAGATGTTGAGCGTCATGCCGTCGAACCACCACTCGGTCCCGGCTGCCCCAGAGAGCTCGGAGAGGGCGTCGGAAGCGTATTTGCCCGTGTAGTCGATGTCGATGTACTCCGAGACGACCACCTCGCCGACCTTCCAGTCGGTCGTCCCCATCCGGCGGTTCAGGTTCGCCACGATCAGCGCCGCGTGTTCCCGGGCCGGCGCCGACAGGATCAGCACCGGGTTGTCTCCGTCGTCCGGATTGACCATCAGCGTCTGGGCAGCCAGTCCCTCGACACCGGACAGTCTGACCGAATAGGCCCACTCCCGGCGGGCGTTCATCGTCGGGACGTAGCGTTCGGTCACCCAGTAGCGCCGTCCCAGGAACTCCGCATAGTCGTAGACTTCGAGCGTGACGCATGCAAATGCGGTGAAGGAGAGCGACAGAGTGCTCTCTTCCTGAATGCCGAGCGACTCGGCATTGCTGCTCTCGGGAGCGACGGTCAGCTTGAGCCGTCCGTCTTTCGAATAGATATCGAGTTTCATTCGCAGGGTGTTTGAACGTTATTCATCGGGTTGAGGGGCGAGCTCTAAGGCGGGCTGCGGCTCATGGAACTTCACCGTGAAGGAGGCTGCGACCTCGCCCCGGCCGAAGGGTACAAGTTGCGAATAACCGGGCGAAGAGACCATGTATACCCGGAACTGCAGCCCCACGTCCGTCAGGCGGAGTGTCAGCCACCCGTCGTCGCCTTCCTTCAGGAAGCGCATGAAGGCAAAATAGCGCGTGAGGAATGTCCGGGCATCGGGTGCTGCAATGGCGAACTGCAGCGTGATGTCGCGCGCCTCGTATGCCTGTGCGACCACATCGGGAGTCCGTTCTCCATCCTCATCCTGAAGCGACACCTTCGGTTGCTCCTTGAGGCCAGGGAACTGAAGCAGCGAGTCATAGTTGTCGTTGCCGTCCTCCTCTTTCTCCGCAAGGAAGGCTCCATACTGTGTATATATGTCTGTCCCGTTGATCAGGAACAGCCCTGCAAGCACCTTTTCCATATCATTTCACCTTTATGCCCTCGCGGTCGAACTTCGCGAGCATCTCATACATCAGCGGCAGCGTATCGGTATTGATTCTTATCCGGTTCAGCGCTTCGAGCGATCTGCCGAGAACCGGGACAATCCCCTCCTCGACGGCCCTGTCCACATTCGCCTCATGGATCTGTATCGATGTAACAAGGCCCTCGACGCGCGAGAAGGCCTCCTGCGTTACGGTATTTACCGCTCCGGCCTTGCCGCTCTGGGAGGTTCCCTGTATGTCGTCGATGGAGAGTCCGGCCTCGGCCGCGATACGGCGGAACTCCGCCCATAACCTGTTGAAGTCATCCTGCTGCCCCATGGCATCGGAGACCAGCTGCTGCATGGCGTCCGACCATTTTGCAAATCGTTCTTCATCCGACAGACCATTCTCCCGGTTGATCTCGTCGAAACGCCGCTGAGCATCTTCGAAGGCCTGCCCGATGGTATTCGAATAGATCATGTCCTTGGCCAGCTTCCGCATGGCCTGGCCCACGCTCTCCACGAACGATTCGGCCGCATCCGTACCGTTTTCGAACGCATCAACCAAGGCGTCGGTCAGCGTATTTCCCAGATCGCCGAATATATCCTGCAGATAATCGTTTACTGCACCGATCGCCTCCTCGTATGTCTCCCAATCGTCGACCAGAGACTGCAGCAGCTTTCGATTCGCATCCGACAGATGCTTGAAGGTGTCTCCGCCGTTCTCGACAAACTCCTTGAGCGCCTCCATGTTGAGCTCTCCATCGTCGAACAACTCCGGGACAAGACTTCCCAGCGACTTGTATTTGGCTGAACGGAACCAGGTCGAGTGGCGGGTCTGCACCCGCATGTTGTAGACCGAGTCTGCAACCGTTTCCCAGGTCTTTGCCACCTTGTCGAGATTGGCCAGACCCGTAGAACCCTTGCTGAACGAATCGAAGACCTCCTTGCCTCGGGTCATGATCTGTTCCTGCGTTTCACTTAACCCGTCGAGGGCGGTCCGCACGGCCTCGACGTTCTGTTTATAGCGGTCGTAGAGCCGATCCCCGAAAATCGAATCGTAGGCATCCGAGTCGATCTTCGAACGCTCCTTCATGATGCGCAGTTCCTCGTTAAACTCCCGGGCCAGGCGAAGGTTCCGCTCCATGGAGCTTTCCTGGTCGCTGAACAACCCGGCAACGGCCGTGATAACCTGTACGGCAGCCGCAATGATTGTCAGTATCACCGAAGCCTTTTCGACATTCGATATGGAGATTGCAGCGGCATTGGCCATGGTTTGGATTCCTCCGATCATGGTGATGATGGAGGAGGAGATCTGTCCGGCCAGCTGGAGAATCTCTCCGCCCGTGCCTCCCACCTGGTTGCCGATCTGCTCGAACTCATTGCTTGCATCGCGGAGCACCTCCTGGAGATCCTGCCACTTCTTGATTGATTTGTCGTCGGGAGAAAGAGATTCCTTGGCTCGCATCTTCTCTAACTGAGCTTCGACTGTTGCAACTTTACCTCGGGCTATTCCCAACGTTTCATCATCCAGATAGGCAGAATCCTGCAGTTCATCCAACTCATTATCTACACGCACAAGTAGTTTCTCCAGATCCTTAATCGACTTGGATACAATGAAATCGGTCCAGGCCTCGAACTGCGGAAACTGCGAGGCGAACTTCACATCGAACTCATCGAGGGCTTTTTGCTTGGCCTGTTGTGCCACCTCCTGGTTCTGGGGGTCTGCAGCGAGTTTTGCAATGTCGGCATCGTATTTTTGAGCAAGGCGCAGACGGCCTTGCTGGTAGGTTTCATATTTCTGAAGCAGCTTCTCATAGGTTGCCTCCTCCTTCTTGTCGACTTCTGCCAGCTGCTTGTCCCGGAGTTGTGCTGCGGAGGATGTGGCTGCGGCCGAAAACGCCATCACCTGTTTCTCTGCTCCAGGATCGACATCGGCTCCCGATGCCCGCAGCTTCTTGATAAGCGCGAGCATCTTACGCTCCTCATCCTCATATTGCTGTCGTTTTTTCTCGTATTCGAGCCGTATCTGTGCCCGTTCCTTATCGGCTCCCTCCTGCATTGCAGCAACCGACAGTTCACTGAGTTCCTGCCGCTGCTTCAATACGGCAGCCTGGTATTGTTCGCCAAGTTGGTCTACGGAATCCGTATTCTTGGATTGTTTTTTTTCACTGGTTGGGTTGTCGTTCAGCTGGGCTTTTTCCGCTATGGCGGCCAGTTTGGTCCGCTGCTCGGCTATGAACTGCAGGAACGCTCCGAGGTTGCCGTCAAAGCGCTCCTTGATCTCATCGATGACCTCCTCGCCACCATCATACTTCTTGACCTCTTCGAAAATCTGCTTCTGCAGATCCTCCATCTCTCTACGGGCGTTCAGCAACAACACCTCCGCCCAGGTAAGATCCTTATATGGCTTCGAGGCATTTCCCCGCTGTGCCCAGGGGGTCGCCTCATAGATCTTGCGTTTGGCTGCAACATCTTCCTGGAATTTGAGGTATTTATCATAGGCTCTCTTATACTGGTCGATGTTCGCCGTCGTATCGAACATCTGTCCCTGCTGCTCCAGGTCGACCATGCTCTTGAATGCCGCCTGGGCTTTGGCGTATTCATAGATGTTTGCAACGAGCGACTTGTAGGCATCGCTGGCTTTCCCGACCATGATCTGCTCGTCCGAAAGATTCTTGAAATAATCGGGATATTCGTCCTTGAGTCTTTTCGTCGCTTCGAGTCGCTCATCCATGGCCCGGGCATTGTCCGTCGCCGCCCGATACAACAGATTCAGTTTGACAACCTCACTTTGAGCATTCTTGCTGCCTTCGAGCATCGTAGCATGAAACGCTTCGGCCGAACGGGCCGCCGCATCGAAGGCGTTCTTTCCCCGGAACAGGCTCGACACGAAGTTCCCGATCTCCTTGCCATAGACGACGGCCAGGGTAATACCCACAGCCAGCAGAGTCTGGAAGGATCCGATCGACGAAAGCACCTGCTTCCATACGGGTGTGGCTTTCTGCCCGCTCGCCGTGAGCAGTTCATACTCCCTGCGGGCACGGGCCAGTTCATCGGTAAAGATCGGCAAGTTGTTCGAGATGGCCATGAAGAACATCTGCGGACCCATGGTCAGCGACGGCAGCTCGCGGGCCATCTGCTGGATCGACATGTTCAACCCGTTGTAGGTGCGTTGGACGGCCGGCGCATTCACGGGCATCAGGTCGGTCTTCTTCGCTGTGTTCTGCAACGCCTGAATCTCCCGCTGCAACGTCTCGATCTGCCGGATATTCTCCGTCTGATTCATCTTTGGCGTCTCGGCCATGACCTTGTGCAGTCGCGCAATCTCCGCTTCAAGCGCCTGAATGCGCTTCTGTGCGGCCGATGCACTCTTCTCCACACCCTCAATCCCGCCGGAGACTCCGGAGAGTCCCTGGCGGGTATTGTTCTTCACGAGAAACTCGATCTCGACGGGTTTTATCATATCTTCAACTTCGATTGAAAGATTTGTTCGGTTGTCATCCCTCCGGACTGCTTGTCGTCGGAGAACTCATAGTGCGGCGCATCGGCCAGCATCAGGGTAAGCGTCTGGAAGTTCACCCGCCACAGGATGTAGTGCACGGACCATCCTGTTGCCGAGGCGATCTGCCAGATGATTCCGAACGGGCTATGGGAGCCTTCCTGAACAGCTCTTAACTCCCGCTTATCGGACTTTTTTGGCTCGCGGCGGGCCGAAACGGATTGAGTGTTTCGGCCGAGGCGATAATATTGGTAAAATCCCGGGTGCCGCGCAGCTTCTGAAACCATCGCTGCGCCTCGATCAGGTATTCGGGCGGCACCTTCCACCGGATCAGCCAGGCCACGACCGGAGCAAGAATCAGCCCCGAGAGATAGCCCCGGCAAACGGCGAAGGCCGCCATCATCGAGAGTTCGTGGAGGTGTTCGACGAAAAAGGCCCGCTCCTGGTCATCGGTGAACCGTTCTGCCTGCCGGGCGGTGATACCGAGCTTCAGGAACTGACGTGCGATACGCATCTGCGATCCCAGGCAGGGCCGACGCATGACCACCCTCCATGTCCACTCCTTGCCCCAAGTCCGGATACGGAAAAGAGGCAGCGAAATCCCCACATCGAGCAGGGCTTCCGCCGCCTCCAGTTCGATGGATCTCTTCATGGCTTATGCGTTGGGCTGCGTGAGCGTTACCGTCGCCTCCTGTTCGGGATCCGACTCAAGGATGAACTTCAGTTCACCGCTGCGCTCGCCGCCCGAATCGTTGTCGGAAGCAATCACCGTCACTCGGCCGTTGACGATCTCCACGGAGAATCCTTCGGGAACGGCTCCGACGGAGAACGGCCCGGACGCCTCGATGTTCACAGCCTTGCTCCCGCCGGCCTTTTCGAAGGTGAGCGACGTGGGATCGGCCGTGATGAACGGATCCGTCGGCTTGATCGATCCGGGCGAAGAACCGTCCAGCGGGGCAAGCACCTTCAGCCCGAACTCGATGCCCAAGGTATTCTCGCCGCCGAGACCTCCGCGAATCTTGGAAGCCCGCAGGGAGGCCCGTTTGATCAGGATCGTCTGGCCCGTACCGGTCAGGATCTTCAACTCGCCCTCGACACGGATCGAGCTGGCCGGCATCTGCCACTCGTCTCCCACGGCCTTACCGCCCATGATGTTGACACAGTTCTCCGGGACAAGTTCGATCATCTTTCCGGTGATCTCGTTCGTCGCGGCCCTGGTCTCGATGTCGAGAACGGGATTGTTGCGAACCTGGGCAGCCCACAGCTCCACGGTCTGGGCATCTTCGCCGCCCCAGTCGAGACCGTCTTCGGAGATGTAGCCGATACGTTTCCCCGCGAAGTAGATCGCATCGAGAAGCATCAGGTATCCCTGGGTGTTCGTTGTTACCTTTGACATAGTCAGAAAATTTTAATGAGTTTGTGTATAATGTCTGTCTTGTAGGCCCACCAGCCACCGATGGCTCCGAGGAGCATGCCAAGGAGCATCCATCCTCCCCGATGGGCGGGTGAGCGCGTCCGCTCGTCGAGCGTCTGCACCTGTTCGGCCGAAGCGGTCTCGGCCAGCAGATCGTATGCTTCGCGGGCCTGCGTTAGGCACTGCTCCAGGGAGTCCACCTGCCGGGATTGCCTCACCGATGTCGCTTCGTAATATTCGATGCGCCGTGCCAGCGAATCGCACCACGCTGTAATGCGGAAGATCTCCCCTTCGCGTCGGGCTTCGAGTGTCAGCGACCCGTCGCGTGCGGTGTAGGCCGCGCCTTCGGGGAGGTTACGGAGGTTCTCCTCCGTTACCGTCACCGAGGCTGTCCGCGGAGGTATCACCTCCGAGCGCACACCCCGCTGTACCGAGATCTCCTCCGACTGCGAGGTCGTCGCTGCCTGCATCGTCCGCTCGGCGGTGTCTTGAGCGAGGCGATGCTCGTGCCGGGCGGTGTCGGCCCGAATGTCCGTTTCGGTCGAGACCGAGCTCTTCATCGATGCGCAGCTCGCCAGAAGCGCGACGAGCAGCACTGAAAAGTGTATTGTCTTCATAAGAGGTTCGTTTCCCGATGGCCTTGCGGAGTCGCTCGACCTCCTTGGTCAACCGGTCGATGCGTACAAGCATCTCCTCCTGGTTGGCCTTGAGGTCGATGTTCTCCCGGCGCAGCTGGATGTTCTCCTCGAGGATCTTCTTGTTCTCTCCCGAGAGCAGGTTGATCGAACTCTGCAGTTCCTTGAGGAAATTGTTGTCCTGTTTGCGGCGCGAGAAGATCCAGGTGAATACGCTGCCGAGGAATCCCCCGGGAAGTGCGAAGGTGAGCAGTTGCATCCAGATGCTGTCCATGGTTCAATCGGTGTTTGAAAAGTATTTACACGCGTTCGATCATGCGGGCGATGTCCGAGATCAGGTCAGCGTAGTCCGTCGGATCTGCCGTGCAGTAGCCGGCCCTGGCGATCTCGTAGGCATAGCGGGTTACATCGTTGCGATAGGCCCAGGCAGCCGCATAACGCTTGGCCGAAAGGACCTTTGCATGATCGCGGATGCCATCCTCCAGCGTATCGTAGTCCCGGAACTCCCGGTCGACCTCGTACCGGAAGCGTTCGTTCGAGGCCCGGGTGATCGAATAGACCCGCTCGAAGCGGCCGCCTTGCCGGTCGTCCGCGAAATATTCGAACGTCCGTACGGTCTGCCGTTTCCCCGTCCATTTGTCGCCGGCCGTGATACCGAAGAGGTTGTTGCCGATGGCCGAGCCGCCCCATCCGCTCTCGAGCGCGGCCTGCGCCGCCACGAACAGGGGGTTTAACCCCGTCTCGGCGCAGACCTGCTCGATAGCCGGATAGTATTGGCGTTTGAACTCCGCAGGCTTCATGGCGTTACTCGGTTGCGGCACCCACCAGCGCCATTACACCCGCATTGTCGCTGCGCATGATGCGGCCGCCGGCACGAACGAGGAAGGAGTAGAGATCTCCGTAGTAGTCGGGAGCCTTCTCCTGCTCAAAGACCTTGACCTCTCCCAGAGCGCGGCATACCGACTGATCGTGCCAGGCGAGGGCGGCAGCGAGGTCCGTAGCTTCACCGCTTGCGCTCCAAGCCTTCGGGGCTTTTGCCGTGGTGTAGAGTGCGGAGCGTGAGCGCATCATAACGTTGAACGAGAAGAGCTTTCCAAGGACGCCGTTCTGTGCATCCGCCGAGGCGAGGAACGCCGAGTTCTCGTTGGCCGTAAGGCTGTTGAGCAACTGCGAGTACATCATCGCATCGAGCAGCAGGTAGCGACCTTCCTGGGGGATGTTCTCGTTGTTGAACTTCGTCATAAGCGTCAGCACGTCACCCTTGACGATCGCCTTGCGCTTACCCGTAGCCGACGGCGTATAGGCATCGACTGCCTCACCCGTGGTTTCGATCACGCGTTCCGGTCCGGGGCTCCAGGAAAAGATGAAGTCCTTGGCCACGGCATCATACAGGGCGAGTTTGTCCTGACGCAGCACCGACTCGCGCTTGTCATACGACAGCTCGACCTTCTCGGCATCGTCGATCAGGACGGGATCGGTAGTGAACTTGTTCAACTCGAACGATACATCCGTATCGGTGCGCTGTTTTACGGTGGCCGGCAGCGTCGTGCGATTCTTTACAACGTTCGAGGCGACCCCGGCCTGCGGGATATGCACGATCTTGCCCGCCTCGACGTACTCGTCGGCGTTGAACGCCTTGGAGAGGAAGCTGTTGGAAGCGAAGAGACCTTCGACGATCGCCCGCGTCCAGATTTCTTTCTGAATTGCCATAGTGTTGTCTGTTTTTGATGAGTGCTACATGTTGGGTTCGGTGCCGAACTCGGCCTTGAACTTCTCGCGGTAGAGTTCCGGGGCCTTGTCCTTGAGCTCGACCAGGCGTCCGGCCTTGTCAAGCTCATTCCACGACTTGCCGGCCAGGTCGGAGAGTTCTGTCGCCTGCTGCCGTTCGCCTTCGCGGATACGCCCGGTGACGGACTGGCGGCGCGGAATGGCGTCGAGCGTGGCCCGCGTGTTCTCGAAGTCCGCATCGAAGAGCTTCAGGTACGCCTCCTTGCCTGCGGCATGGATCCGTCCGTCGGCAATGGCGGCATCCACGAGCCGGACGGCTTCGGCACGGCGGGCCTCCTTGCGCTCGGTCTCCGCACGTGCTGCGGCCTCTTTGAGTTCCTGGTTTTCACGGTCCAGCCGGTCGTGATTCTCGATCAGCTGCTTCACGGCGCCGATCACCTCGGCGTCCTGTGCGGAGTCCTGCAGTTTGAGGATCTCCTTCAAGGTGTTGTCCATATTCGAATCGTTTTTTGAGTGATTGAGTCTGTCCATAAGCCGGATGACGGTCGAGGCATCCGTCAGGTCGAGGGGCTTCCCCGTCTGACGGTCAAAGAGCACCAGGGCGTTGTGGTTGGCGCCGATCGTCACGATGGAGGCCTCGCGGGCCGTCCAGCGCGTTACGGTCGGAAGCGTCTGCCCGGGAAGTTTCAGCTCCTCGGCATCGCTTACCTCCTCGGGCGGCCAGGCGCCCATGGAGGCCATGCGCAGGAATCCGCCTTCGACCTTGCCGGCAATCTTCACCGCGATGTCGTCCTTTTCGTCGAAGAGGGCATCGGCAAGGATCTGCGTTCCCTCGATGCGGATGTTCTCCCAGCGACCGATCGGCAGCTCCCAGTCCTTATGGTTGAGCAGGATCACGGGGTTCTTGCGGAACTCCTCGAGGTTGGCACCGCTGGTGAGCATGCGGAACCCGTAGGTGTTGACCGTCTCGTCGTGCAGCACGAATGTGGGTTGTTTCATAAAAAGCCATCATTTTTCGGCAAAATTGGATCGAAAACAGGCCTCTTGCAAATCGCATTGTATTGGTTTACATTCTATTGCAGTTTAACTGTACTTTGCTGGCAGACCATTTATCCGCGATTCGCTGCGTTCGGGCCAAGGCCTTACCTTTGGGGTGTAAAACCGAGATTTTCATGACGCAGGAATTGGACAACAAGCAGAAAAAGGAGTGGGCAAAACTGCTCTTCCTCACGACGGACCTCACGCAGGTGGAGATCGCCGCGAAGGTCGGCGTCTCGCGGATCACCATCGTCCGGTGGGCCAAGGAGTGGGAAGGCCTCAAGCTGAACTTCCTCCAGACCCGGGAGGCGCGGATCAAATCGACGCTCATGCAGCTCAATGAACTCGACGAGAGCATTGCGTCGCGTGAGCCGGGAGCACGCTATCCGACGGCCAAGGAGGCAGACATCCGGCGCAAGCTCACGGCCGACCTCGAGGCGCTCGAACAGGAGGCCTCCGTTCGGGACATCGTCAACGTATCGCGGGGCATTCTCGACTACATCCGCTCTCTCGACCTGGAGAAGGCCAAGGCGCTCTCGGACTATTTCGATTCATACATACAGGAACGGCTGAAATGGGTAAAGTAGACGACATGCGCGCCTGGAACGAATGGCGTGAATATTACCGGGCACTGAAGCGTGACAAAGCGGTAGACAGCCTCTCTCCCGTGGAGCGGAAGCAGCGGCTCGAAAAGCTCGAAAAGGATCCCGTGGCGTGGATGCTCTTCTTCTTTGCGGAGTATGCCCGGTATCCCTTTACGCCCTTTCAGAAGAGGGCCATCCGGCGGATCACCTCCAACCCCGAGTGGTACGAGGTGTTATCCTGGTCGCGTGAGCTGGCCAAATCGACCATCGTCTTCATGTGCATCATGTATCTGGTGCTGACGAAGCGCAAGCGCAACGTGCTGCTTGTATCGAACAGCCACGAGAATGCCACGCGCCTGCTCGAACCTTACAAGAAGGCCTTCGAGCAGAACGCGCTGCTGAAGGCCTACTATGGCGACCTGCGGGAAGCCGGCAACTGGACCGCCGACGAGTTCTCGCTGACCTCGGGAGCGGCATTCCGGGCGCTTGGCGCGCTCGAATCGCCGCGAGGCACCCGCAAGGATGCTTTCCGCCCGGACACGATCCTCCCGGACGACTTCGATACGGATGCCGATTGCCGCAATCCCGACATCGTGAAGAAAAAGTGGCAATGGTTCGAGGAGGCGCTGATCCCGACCCGATCGGTCAGCGGCGACCTGCTGGTCGTTTTCTGCGGCAACGTCATTGCCAGGGACTGCTGCGTAACGCGGGCCGGTGCCAAGGCCGATCACTGGGACATCGTGAACATCCGCAACGCCGAAGGCCGTTCGACCTGGCCCGAGAAGAACTCCGAAGAGCGCATCCGCCGCATCGAGCAGACGATCTCCACCAAGGCCTTCCAGCAGGAGTACATGAACAACCCGCTCTCCGAGGGCGAGGTGATCAAAGAGGTGGTTTGGGGGAAGTGCCCGCCGCTCGCACGGCTCCAGTTCGCGGTGGCCTATGCCGACCCGGCGCCGTCGAACGCCCGCAACAAGGCGTCGAGCTTCAAGGCAAATTTCCTGCTCGGCTACTGCGACGGGAAGTTCTATGTCTACACGGGCTTCCTCGACCACGTCACCAACGACGAGTTCGTGGAGTGGTTCTACAACCTGCGTGACTATGCGGGCGAGCGGGTGCAGGTCTATTACTTCATCGAGAACAACACGCTGCAGGATCCCTTTTACGAGCAGGTGTTCCTTCCGATGTTCGCGGCGCACGCCCGTGAACGGGGATTCATCGGCATCACGCCCGACGTGCGGTGCAAACCGCCGAAATTCGAGCGTATCGAGGGCAACCTTGAACCGCTGATCCGCCAGAGCCGCCTGGTGCTGAACGCCGACGAACGCGAGAACCCGCACATGAAACGCCTCGAAGAGCAGTTCCTGCTGCTCAACCGGCAAATGAAATCCCCAGCCGACGGACCCGACTGCATCGAGGGCGGCGTCTGGATCATCAACCAGAAGATCTCCACGCTCAGCGAAGGCTCCTATACCATCGGCCGGAGACATCACGCTTCAAAACGTTTCTGATATGGCTTTTCTAACACCTGAAGAGTTGCAGACGCACCTCTACAAAGAGAACATCGAGACCATCTCCCGGGAGGATGATGCGATCGTGGCGGCGGCCATCGATGCCGCCATCGAGGAGGCCTGGGGCTATCTCGGGGCCTATGACCGGGAGAAGATCTTCGGCGCCGTGGGCGACCAGCGCAACGCGCTGCTACTGATCTTCGTCAAGGACATCGCCGTGTGGCACTTCGTCAACCTGTGCAATGCCGGAACGGATCTCCAGCTTCGGCAGGACCGCTACGAACGGGCCGTTGCCTGGTTGAAGTCCGTACAACGCTCGGATACCAAACCCAACCTTCCCGTCGTGGAGGATGCCGACGGCGACGGCAAACCCGACCCCGCCGTCGGAGAGTATATTTTCGGGTCGAACCCCAAACGATCGCAACATTTCTGACCATGGCACAGACTGGCAACAAAACATCCGCCCGAAAGGGCTCCGGCTCGAAAGCCTCGAAGCCGATTGTGGTGCAGCAGATTGTCGTACAGGCGCCGCAGCGCCGCGTCTACGACATCGGAGACTGGCGTACAGCCCTTCGGGCGGCCGACAACGGACAGCCCAAATATCTCTACAACCTCTTTGAGGATATCCTGATCGACGGCGTCCTTTCCGATGCGATGAACAAGCGCATCGAGGCCGTGCTGAATGCCGAGGTGGTCTTCATGAATGGTCAGGGAAAGGAGGAACCCGCCATCAGCTCGATCATCGACTCGACGGCCTGGGAGACGCTCATCCGCGAGATCATGCACCGGCTGTTCTACGGACGGGCGGGTGTGGAGATCTTCTTCAACGGCAGCTTCTGCGTCGAACCCATCAAACCCAAGTACATCGACCTGGACAACCACCAGATCCTGCTCAATGACGTGGGCGACCGCTCGGTGCCGTATGACGAGGATCCCAATCTGCTGGTCATCGGCCGCCCCGGAGACTACGGGCTGCTGCTCAAGGCTGCGCCCTATGCCATCTGGAAGCGCGGCGGATTCGGCGATTATGCCCAGTGGATCGAACTGTTCGGCATGCCGCAGCGCATCGGCAAGTACAACACCTTCGACCCGCAGAGCCGGGAGTTGCTCAAGAAGGCGCTGGAGGAGGCCGGGTCTGCGCCTTACCTGGTTATTCCGAAAGAGGCGGATATCGAAACCAAAGAGGGGAACTCCGGCTCCGGATCGTCGTTCAACGAATTCCGTCAGGCATCAAACGAGGAGATGCTCATCACGATCCTCGGGCAGACGCTGACCACCATCCAGGGCGAACGCGGCGCCCGTTCGCTCGGGGAGGTGCACCTGCAGGTCGAGGATGCAAAGCACAAGAGCGATCTGCGCTTCGTGCAGCGCACGCTCAACGAACGGCTGCTTCCCATCCTGGAGGCCTACGGCCTGCCTGCGAGCGGCGGCCGGTTCGTCTATCCGAAGGCGGCCGACCCGCTCTCGGTGGACGATATCGTGAAGCTCGCGACGATTATCGACATCCCCGCAGCGTTCATCCACGACAAGTATTCGATCCCAATGCCGGACAAGGGAGAGGCGATTGCGGGCGAGAAGATACAATCGACTGTCGCTCCTCGTTCTGAAGAAGATCCGGACGATGGGATCCGGAATGCCGACAGCCGCAGCTTCTGGCACCGTCTCCGGGATTTTTTCGTCGTAGCCCCGCAGGGCGGGGCAATCGATGGCACAACCCTCATGCGGATGCAGGACAGTGACACGCTCGACGAGCGGCTGATGGGACGCGTGGCCGCCTCGCAGCCCTCGTTCGACACGGAGCTCTTTCGATTCCTCTCCGAAGACCTTTTGAAGGCCGTTCAACCGGGAGCCGACAGCATCGGGAATGCCGACGTCGGGGTTGCGTACGGCGTGCGCGACGATGCCTTGCAGACGGCCATGGAGATCAACCTGTTCCAGTTCTCGGCTGCCAAGACCCTGGCCGAGCTGCAGGAACTCAACCGCCTCTTCCGCGAGAGCGGCAGCTTTGCGGATTTCGAACGCGAAGCCCGCAAGGTCTGCACGGCATTCAACCGTGACTGGCAGCGCACCGAGTACGACACGGCACTGCTCACGTCCGAGGCGGCCAGCACCTACCGCCGGCTGATGGGCAAGACGAAGCTGTTCCCCTACTGGGAGTACCGGACCGTCGGCGACGACCGGGTACGTCCGTCTCACCGTCGGCTCGAAGGGGTTGTCCTTCCCTACAACGACGCCCGGTGGAAGAAGATCTTTCCGCCGAACGACTGGCGGTGTCGCTGTCGGGTTGTACCGCGGATGGGCCACGAGGTTAAGAAGGAAGAGGTCGAGGCCTCGCAGCAACGCGTGGACGAGTTCTTCGGAACAGCGACTTGGAAAAAGGCCGCAGCGCAGGGCTGGGGCGTGAACCGCGCCCTCACCGGAGAGGTGTTCACGCAGAACCAGTTCTACATCCGCCGCTTCCAGGACAAGGCCTCGAAGCTGCTCGGCCGGCTCTACTACAACGACTGGGGACTCGACTCCTTTGCCAAACGCCTGGCGGCGGCCACGGAGCAGATGCCCGAATACAGCGGTACGGCCGCCGAGTGGTACGATACGCACAAGATGCTGCGCGACTACAAGGGCCGAGAGGTTGTCATGGACGAGAAGGTGTTCCGTACGCATACGACCGGGAACTACGAGAAGACGCGAGTGCCGCTGCTGGCCTGCATCGAAGAAGTGCTGAAGAATCCCGACGAGGTGTGGTTGAACGATTACCTCAAACAGTTCAGAAACATGAACTTCATTAAGTTCTATGACGGGAAGGTAATCAATGTGATCTGTGAAGTGGATGAAAATCTCGAATATCGGATCACTACATGGTTCGAGATCGTTCAGTCTCCGAACTTGAAACAGAAAACGCGAAGCAGCCGCCACATAGATCCACGATGGAGATATCGGCGAGGATTGCTCATAAAAAAGTCGTAGCGGCATGTCTTTGCGTCCGGACGTACTGTTGTTTGCTGATGATCCTTCATCGTGCATTCTCAACGCCTTGGATAGCCAGTGCCATACCGCTGCTTCGGGTTAACGTACTCATCCGCTGTATCGAGCCCAGTCTTTGGTCCAGTGCCCCCATCACCCGCGAGGGATAGCAGAATTCAATTCACCCCCGGAATCATACGCTTCGGGACAAATATAGTGAATTTTTATGAAAATAGAAATCGACAAACTCCTTGAAAACCAAATGGAGGAGATTCTGCAGGGGACAGCCCAGATCGTCGCCGAGACATCCGTCGAATATTTCCAGAATACCTTTCGGACCAAGAAGTTCGACGGAGATCCCTGGGCTCCGCCCCGGGTGCCCAAGCGATCGGGATCGCTGCTCGTGCAGTCCGGAGCGCTGCTCAACAGCATACGTCCCGTTCTGATCTCGCCCGAGCGGATCGTCATTGCGGCCGGCAACGAGAAGGTCGACTACGCCCAGGTACACAACGAGGGTTTCAAAGGATCGGTGACCGTTCCGGCCCATATCCGGCATACACAACGTGGCGACCAGACCGTCCGACAGCATACACGGAACGTAAACATTCCCCAGCGGCAGTTTATCGGCGCCGCCCAGGAACTCGAAAACGATCTGCAAGAACGGATCGAGGCTTATGTAAAATCCGTATTAAATAACTGACTATGGAAAAAGAACTCTTCATTGCCCTGTGCGACCAGCTGAAATGCAAGGTCCCCGAGCTGAAATGGGTCGATGCCGACCAAGGCCAGCTCAACACATCCGAACGTCCGCCCGTGGCATTTCCCTGCTGCCTGGTGGAGATGAGCTACCCGCAGTGCGTGAACCACACGATCTGGGCGCAACGCAACAAGGTGCGGTTCCAACTGCGGGTGGCATTCAACGTCTGTGCGCCGACGAACGCCTCCGCACCGATCGAGGTCCGCGAGAAGGCCCTTGCACAATACGATACGCTGAAACGGATCCACAAGAACCTCCAGGGATGGAGCTGCAATAACAGCATCAATCCTCTGGCACGCGCATCGGTAACTCCGGAGAGCCGTTCGGACGGGCTGAAGGTATATCGGATGATCTATGAATCGTCGTTCATGGATTAACTCCAGTCCCAGCCGGGGAACATCCGCCGCAACTGACGCTTGGTCGTCCGCTGGCGGATCAGCGTGTTGTAGAACTCATCCTCGGCGACCAGGGCGTTGCTGATCGTGCGGTCCTCGACGAAGAATTCATTGTCGGCGAGGATCTTCAGCACATCGTCGAAACGCCGCCGTTCGAGCTCCGTCCAGTAGTAGTAGCGGGCCGTCAGGATGCGGTTGCGCTTGGCGATCCGCTCCCGGCGCGAAGTGATGTTCCCATCCCCCGAACGGGCCAGCGAACGCGTACGCCTCCGGTTCCCGGCCTTCTCGATGGTCGGATAGTGAAAGAGTATGAGCTGGTTGTCAACGTCCATATCACAAAGATAGTGATTTTTGGAGCCCCAAAACAAAACCGCCGCCGATTATTACGATCGGCAGCGGTTTTTCGGGTGTATAATTCGTTGTACTATTCTGATCTTTGCAGTAAAAACTCTTGACCTCGCTCATCGGTCATCTTATTGCCGTCAATGCGCAATTTCATTGTTGCAGACTCTCCATCCATAGAAACACGACACACAACTACGGGTGGATTGTAGGTGTAATTGCCGACAGCTTCCCCCTGATCCGTAATGGTAGAGCCTCTTTTTTCGAGATATACATACACGCATTTACCTTCGGATTGGAACTCTACGGCCTCCAACCATAACAGATCCTCCGAACTCTCCTGATACACCCAGAACGTCCCTTCAAGAAGGTCATTTTGATTATTATTCTTGTCGTCAGAGCAAGAAATAAATACAGCGGACACTGCAACCAATAAAAGGTAGAAGAATTTATTCATATTGAATTGATTTAGGACAAAACAAATTTATACAATATTTTTCAAAAAAGAAATCCCCAGAGAATTGATTTCCTCTGGGGATACTCGAAAATCATTTGTCAATCCGGGAATCGTAGAAGAAATCTGTTTTCAGATATGAAAAACAGGTTATCCTGATGTCAAATTCCCGATACTCCGGATTTTGCTTCTCCAAATTACTGAGAAGTTCTTTTTCACACTCCCGCTTCATCTCCGCCACCGGTATGCCTTCCTGTCGCGGAATATAGAACCCGCTCAAATAGCGCTTCCGGTATCCGGGCCGCTGGATGATGAACTGCACCCGATACATAGCCTAATCCATGGCTGCCATCGAGAGCGGCAGCGTGTGCTTGATGCCCCGTTCGTCTTTCCACGAGGCCGAGATGAACTGGCAGGTCTCCTCGGGTCGGTAGGCGCCCTGAATGATGTCGGTTGCCTCGATCAGTTCGGAGTATTCGGACTTTCGGGCAATTTCCCGGAGTTGCAGCACCCGGCTTGCTTTCAGATTGCCCTTGCGATCCTTGGTCAGCAGACTCATTACCATCTCTGCCAAAGCTGCCGATTCGGTATCCTTGGCCAACGACTTGATGAACTCCTTGACCTTGGCGACACCGACCTCGACCGTATCGTCCCAGCCGTCGTTTGTGCGGTTTCCCAGCGCCAGCGTGATGCGACCATCGGAGGTGGTGAACTGGTCGCTGTGCCGGTCGGATTTCGTCTTGAACAGTTCCTCTTTGAGCTTAATCAACGTCTCAGCCTCTGCAAACACCTCGTCCTTGAGACGCCGCATCTCTTCGCTCATGGCTTTGAGCCGTGAGAACTTCAACCGGCAGAACTCGTCCACGGCGGACTTGTAGGCGGCAACATCGTCTTCGCGTTTCTGTTTCTCGGCACGCTCTTCGGCCTCAAGCTGCGCCATCAATTCGGCGCGTTCCGCTGCTGTCATTTTCGTGATGTCCATAGTTGATTGTTGTTTTTTATTTTCTCGCACAGCCTCGAAGACGAACTCCGGCGTACGGAGCTTCTCGGGCAGCTCCCGGAGCTTCACGGTAGCCTCATAGGCCGCCATCTGCTCGTCTGTCTCAGGGAACAGGTATCCCAAAGACTTCAGGAGGTCAAGGACAGCCCGATCCGCCTCATTGTTTGGATGCCGATCCGTTGGGGTCATGTCTTCGCGGTTGTTAAAGAGTTCGTTTCCCAAGTCTGATGATGAACGTCTCATGCTCCGGAGCTCCCCACTCGGATCGTCCATGTCCGACGGTTATTCCTTTGCATTCGAAGGCCATCCGCCGCAGGGTGTACCCATAAGAGAAGCATACGGTGTCGAACTCCTTGAATCGAGACCTGTTCGCTGGCGGGCATCCCCGGCATTGCTCATCAATGCATCGGCCGTCGGCCGTCGGCGGGAGTCTGGAGCACTTCAGCAGCCGTTCCATCCAATAGGGCGAGATTGTGCGGTACTCTTCGCGTTTCTCTCCCCGCTCGATCATTTCGTACCACTCCTTCCTGAGCGGCAGATACAGGACTCTTTTCATCTCTTGTCTTTTATTCTGGTTTGTCGTTTTCTGCGCCGTTGCAGCCTTGTCAGCCGCTGCTTGTGGCGATTGTTTAAGCTGCGTTTTATAGGCGCCGATCGACGCCAACGTATCCGTCGATGGCGCGAAGAGTGAAGTCCCAGGAACATCTTCAGGAGATCCATATTCACATCCACTATCGCTCCAGAAAACTCAAAGACCGACTGCCTCATCATTGTAAATTCGTCCGACATCGAAAGGAGAGGTGAAAATACCGTAGCCTCGCTGTCATCACCAGCAAAATCCATCGTTTGCACATCTCCGACTGGTCGGCCGTTGATAAAAAGGGCCGGAGTTGCACGTTCTTTGTCGTTTATTTCCATGATCGTTTCGTGGTTATCGATACAACGGGTTGAGATGTCTTGTCGCCTCATCGGTCTCTTTTTTGGCTTTCATACTTGCCTCCATCAGCAGCGAATCCCTGCGATTGCGGGGGATGAACCGCGGCGCTGATGGGCGCACTTCCCGGCCAACCGACAAATAGCTGCAGCTCGCTGTATAGGGGACTTCCACAAATACGATCGTCTTTCGACATGAGCAGCATCCCGTCAAAAGCAGCGCGGCGACGCACAACAATATCCGTTTCATAGGCTATTCTTTGGTGAAAGTTCAATGAAATACTTAAGCAGCGACACCTTCTCCTCTGTTTCACAGCGGCGGTTCTCCTGCCGCTCGGTGGCTTCCCCGGACTCATGAATGTCGTCCAGCCGTTCAAGACGTTTTCGGAGCTCCTTCAACGGCTTTTGAAGGATCCTTGCCAGCAACGCTGCCTCCCTCTTGTCGAGGGCGAGCATCTGCTCGTAATACCCGGTAAGCGGGATGGGCTCTTTGATCCACTGCATAGATTCTGATCTTTACAGTTCATTTCGTATTCAGTTCGATTATATTGTCCAGCCTGTAATCTGTGATGTTCGCACACGCGATCAGGGCCGGGATCCGGTACAGAGGTTTTGCCGGAGCGAAGTCGTAACGGCCCGAGATCCGACCGTTGTACTTCTCGATCAACCGGCACAACGACACTACGATGTTGTAGGATTTCTCCGGCTCTGGCAGCAGGATGCAGGCCGAGATTCTGCCATACATCCAGTCGAGCTGGTCGTTGTACTGCCGCGAGGCCGCAGGATTGACCGAGTGCAGCATGTTGAAGGCCGTTCCGTGCGCGTATTCCGTCATGTGGCGAATCTGGCCCATCCGCAGTTTGACCTGATGGCGAAGTTTTCCGGCATCGGCAAGTGCCGCCTCGAGGTCGAGAACCGCGTATCCCATACAGGCGACCATCGTAAGCATGCGAACCGCAATCGGCACATATTTCGCGTCGGCCTCGCTTGGCCCCCGATCGAGAATCTGAAGGTTCATCCAGGCTGTGCGCCGGATCAACTGCATTTGTTTGTATGTCATATCCAGTAGCATTACGATTGTTCACTTGTCAACTTGGCAGCTGGCCTTCGCGTAGAATGAGCGGGATCATCACCTTTCGAGGTCGGGAGTATCCCTTTCGGCTCATTGCTTCGAGCTTCGAGATCATTATCTCGAGTTCTGCGAGCGAGAGCCGGGCGAATTCCTTCCCTGCGATTCGATTGCTCAAACAGAAGGCATCGACCACATCCCAATCCGAGGTATCAATACCCAGACGTTGCATTCGGTGCAGGACTGCGGATCGCAAACGTTTCCGCTCGCGATGGAACTCCTCGACGCTTAATCCCGGGTGTTCGATCTCTGCTTCGAGGGCTGTACACATAGCCTCGTATTCCACCTGCTTCATCTCTCGCAGAGAACTCGTCCGGCCCTGGGTAAACCGCAT